CACCTACGCAAACAATCAATCACAAGACGCCCTGCAAGAGGGCTTCGAGCAGCAGAACCCTTGGTCTAAGAACCAAGACGCCATGGGCCAGAAACTCATGGCTCTGTTGAATGATCCATCCAGTATTAGAGATACCCCGGGATACCAGTTCAAGCTGGATCAAGGTACTGACGCTATGCGCGCGCAACAGGCCGCGAGTGGTAACAGGTACTCTGGCCGCGCCATGGAAGAGGCGGCACAGTTCGGCACAGGACTCGCTGACCAGATGTACAACCAAGAGATGGATCGATACGCCAAGCTGGCAGGTGCATACCAAGGTAACACTGGTGGCATAGAGACCGGCATGGGACAATCGCAGATTGGGCAGCAGCAGTCGTTCAACACTGGCTACTTCCTGAACTCACTGTTCGGGAACAAGCAGCAAACCAATGTCACTAACCAAGGGATCCAGTAATGAGTATCTTTGATTTAGGCCGACCCACAGGAGCTATGGGCGGAGCAGTTAAGGCACAGGAGCAGGAACGCACCAACCGGGACTCGGACTTCGCGCACACTAAGAAGAAGGCGGAGTTCCTAGAGTACATGGCAGACGCTGAGCTGAGAGGCGAGGCACGCAAGGTTGGCATAGCAAAGGCTAAGCAGTCGCAAGAGACAATCCCCGGGGAGACTGATAAGATCCTCGCTCAGGATGAACTCGCCACTGAGCAAGCGGTACAAGCAAAGCCCAACGTAGCACCCAAGGCCGCGGCCGAGCGGCGTGTACTGCACGAATCAATGACAGCAGCCCAGTATGACTCTGTCACTCGGGCATATGGCGCAATGGGTGAAGCCCTAGAAGCCGGAGCACCCGCTGACCAAGTGTACGCGCAGACGCGCGCAGAGCTTATTAGATCTTCAGATAACCCGGAAGGCATGACCAAGTGGTTGCAGTCTCAAGGAATAACGGAGGAGTACAGCACGGATGCTATTAATTCACTGTCAGGACTGGCTAACTATGGCCTCCATGACGCTAAGACAACTCGGGCTGAACATCTGCTTGAGGTGGAATACGGTAACAAAAAGGCTCTCGAACTGGCGAAAGCAAAGGCGACGGACTTCACAGTCAAGCCGCTGTCGCAGGAAGACCTGAGAGTATCTGGATCATTAATATCCAAAGGTGTCAAGAACTTCGACCAGCTATCTGGTGGTGTCGATGACGATGGTAACTGGACAGGAGACAAAGGCGCAGCTGTTTCGGCTATCGCTAAGTGGGCCACTGCTGCCAGCCAACGGAACAAGGCTGGTGACAATCGTCTGACTCCGTCTGACTACGAGATGATCGCTATCGATATGTTCAACATGTCAGAGGGCATCACTTCTGAGGGTGATTGGATGGGGATCAAAGGCGACAAGTTTGAAGCTGGTGATTTCTGGATCAATGCTAACTCGGCAATCAATATTCTAGAATTGCGAAGAGCCGCAGAGCCCAACGGCGGAGTCAACATCCCGACCTACGAACTGTGGAAGAAGCACCATCGATCGATTGTGGCCGTACTGGCTAAAGCTGACCGTGAGCTAGGGGACGAGAATCAGGTATTACCTGCTGCTGCATTGAAGCGCCCGCCTGCGGAACCTTCCAAATATGAGCAGAAGCCGGAAGCTACATCTGACGATAAGAAGATGAAGCTGAAGATGAAGCAACTCAGTGCTAAAGCCAAGCGTGGCGACAAGGCCGCGGCTGCGGAACTTACCAAAATGATCAAAGACAACCGAGGTTTCTAAGAAAAACAATGTACACTTACCTACCCCCGAATGCACAGGCAGGAGCCGGTGGAGTAACAAACGCACAGGCTGAGTCACTGAAAGGACTGGAGTCTCAAGAGAATGCTATAGTCCGCTCATACAAGCACATGAAGGATACCAACATTAAGATGTCTGGTGAGAACCCCTTCGTCGATAGAGCCCTCGAGGGAGCTACCTTCAAGTTTGGCACCGGTGGAGACTGGACTGTTGACACTGGGATCCCCATCGACAACAAGCATCTGCTGGCAGCCACCATCGCGGTGGGTGATCAGATCGGTGACTCATGGAGAGGCATCAAGCAATTGCTCCAAGAGAACGGCCTAGCCGATGACCTCATTGACATTCAGGCTCAAGACAACAATGAGCAGATCCTACGCCAATTGTACGGCGACGAGATCTTCGGTACGTCAGCTAAGGCTGGCGCTGTTGTTGGTGCTGTGGCTGAGCCAGTAGGAATGCTGACCATGGGTGTTGGTAAGATCGAGAAAGCCTCCACTGCTGTGCTGGCTAGCATGGGAGTTGGTGCTCTGTATGGATCTACTATGTACGTGGATGGCAACGAAAGTCGACTGACGAACGCTGCCGTGACTGCGGGCATGATGGGTATAGCCGGTGGGCTCACCGCAAAGTATCTGAACCAGTCGGCCGGTGATATCCTGCCACAGAGGTATGATGATGCTCTGACTGCTGAGACTGCTCTCGCTAAGGTCACTGACAACGTAGTTGATGACTTTACCATGAAAGAGGTCTTCCCGGGCTATGAGGTAGGTGAGTCGGCTATGGAGACGATCACCATGAAAGGGGGTGTCAAGGCGCAAGCTACTCAAGCGCGCAAGGCCGCGGAACGTGCAGCCAAGAAGGCAGCTAAGAAGAAGCCCCCCGCCAAGTCCACTGATGAAGTGCTCGAGCAGATCGAAGTGCGCTCGGCAGTCGAAGGTGGCCGGCACGCCAAGTACAATGAGTACAAGGGTCTGCTGGACTCAGTCATACAGCCTGTAGTAGACAACATCGGCAGGTACAGTAAGGTGGCAGCAGCTAAGCTGCGTGTAGCCGACGGCATACAACACGTCAGGCAGCACAACTGGATCGAGAAGGTACGCCCATGGCAGTCATTCGTTACCAAGCAACTGGACGAAACTGGCCGTAAACAACTCAAGAAATTACTCAGTAACGGTGGCTTCAACAAGGCTACCATGACTTTTATCCGCCAAACCGGCGGACAAGAAGCTCTGGCGCAGGCAAAAGCTGTCCAGAATGTAATGGATGATATCCTCAAGCGTTACAAGGACGTTGGATACAAGATAGATGGACGGAAGGATTACTTTCCCCTAGCTGTAAGCGATCTTCGCGGTATGCAGAAAAAGGAACAGGGGGTTCTGGATAAGCTCTACGCTAAGGCTCAGGCCAAGATGAAGGGCAAGCCCCTCTCTCCAGCGCAGAAGGCTCACATCTCCGAGCACTATTTCACCTTTGATCAGCGGTACTCGAATACCTCTGGCTCGTTGAAGAAGCGTATAAAGGAAGGCGTCAAGGACGAGGACTTACAGTTCTACCACAACCCTGAAGATGCGTTGCACTTCTACATTCACACTGCCTCAGAGGACATCGCTAAGCGCGAGTTCTTTAAGAGTTTCGGGTACAAGCCCAAACCTAAGGATGGTCTGAACCCTACCGGTACCGATATCGATGACTCCATCGACAGTCTGGTCGACCAGTTGAAGAAGGATGTCCCGGGGTACGAAGAGCAACAAGAGATCGTACGCTTACTGCGCTCACGCTTCTCGGCTGACGTACACAAGACGCACAAGGCTGTGCAGGGTCTGAAGAACATCTCGTACGCTACCACCCTCGGTAACTTCTGGTCAGCAATGACCCAGTTCGGTGACTTGCTGTTCTCATTCCACAAGTATGGCATCAAGGCCACTGTCGGCTCCATGTTTGGGCCGAAGGTCTCCAGCCGCGCTAAGCTCGGCATCGAGAAGGCCATGGCCGAATTGAACTCAGAGCAGAAGAACATCACCAGTAAGCTGGCTGACTTCTCCTTCAAGTGGTCTGGGTTTGACAAGATCGATCGATTCGGTAAGAACGTGAACATCAACTCCTCTCTGCGTAGCAACAAGAAGCTAGCTATCCAGAACGAAGCCGCGTTCATCGAGAAGTACAAGAACCACTTTGGCGAAGAGACACAGGCTCTCGCTAATGAACTACAGAACCTCAAGCTAACCAAGGACGCTGACATGTCGGAGAACATGAAGCTGATGCTTTGGAACGACCTAGCTGATACCCAACCAATAGGGCTGTCAGAAATGCCAGCGAAGTATCTGAGTAATCCTAACGGACGCATCTTTTACGCCTACAAGACATTCTCGCTCAAGCAGTTGAACTACATGCGCAACAATTGGCGGAATGAAAAGAACCCCTTCAAGAAGGGTTACAATCTGGCTATGTTCGCAGCCTCATTCTCTATCGCTAACTCAGGTATCGACGGTATGAAGGAGTTCCTGAAAGGGGACATCGACTCATTCGATTTCGAAGACGCGCTACAGGATAACCTAGTGAGCATGGTCGGAACTAGTAAGTGGGCCGTTGATAAGTCAACTGGCCTCGGCGACATCATTTTACAAGCTATATCTCCAGTACCGATTACACAGCTGGGCAAGGCAGCAGATATGGCTTCGCAGGGAGCGTCTGGTAAGAAGTCGGCAGGGGAGCTGGGCAGTGATCTGCTCAATGAGATCCCGGTTTTAGGAAAAATGAAGAAGGAATGGTTGGACTAATGATTATTGACTGGAAAAAGTTTGTGTCAATTGAGATCCTGATCTTTGCTCTCGGCAGCCTTGCCGTGGGCATTACAGGGTGGGTAGATGTTAAAGCGGACATAGCGATAGTGCAGACTGAGTCTAAGCAACACGAGCGTAACTACGATCGTATTGATGATAAGCTGGATCAGATAATGTCACACTTGTTGCGGGAGCAGAGAGACGAGTGAATTACCAATCTACAAAGTTCGTACAGACCAGTGTCGTACTCCTGTTCGCTATGCTAGCTGTAGCCAACGGATGGATCGATCAACTTGCCTACGGGACTGTTACTCTGGGCGCACTAGGCAACTACGCTTACCACGACATAAAGGGGAAGAAGTATGTGGGCAACGATAGCTAGCGTCTTTTCCAAGATATTTGGTGGGGCACTAGGCAAGTACCAAGAACGCAAGCAGAAGTCAAACGACGCTCGAGTGGCGTGGGAGACTGTGGCCGGCAAGTCTATGATCGATAGCTGGAAGGATGAATATCTCACAGTCGTTGTCACTTGGCCGCTGGTCGGCATCCCTATCGCAGCTATTATGGCAGTCTACTCAGACAAGGGTGTGGCTCTGCTGAACGCAATGCAGCAAGCAATGATGCAGATAGGACTCTTGCTAGACACCCCTTATGGGGATATACTTTACATAGTAGTACTGGCGGGTGTAGGCATCAAGGTGAGTCAGAAGTTCATCAAGTAGTCTGATAGTTCTTTAGCCCCAGACACACGAAAGCCCTCATTGCGAGGGCTTTTTTATTGGTACCTAGCTAACACGGATCTAACCGGGACACCGTGCGTGATGACGTGACTATACATTATGGCACACTACCCGCCCTTACCGGGTCACTGTGGCCAACCCACCGCCTTAAGTCTCGGGGGCAACATCTTACTAGGATTTTTTATGCGTGGTACTTAATGTGTATCCAGTTGAACAGTCTGCGGAACAGAATCCCAACTAGGACGCTGTTGATTGCAAAGATACTTGTTATGTAGAAGTTATCTTCTAGCGGCATCTTAATGCCCAGTAGGAACACGGCTAGAATCTGCCATATAACCATGGCCCATACGAACTTTAATGCCGTCGCAGTGATCTGCTCAACTACAGACCACTTAAACGACTGGCCTTTCATCCTTCTGCATCCTCGGATTGCTCATTGTCTTCCTCCAGATCTTTAAATGTACTTGGACGTGGTTCTGTTTCCTGTGCAGCTATCGCTGTCAGTACATCGGTGATCTCTACCATTGCCCCGGCTTCCTTGTGCCCCTTCATGGGAACACGATCTAAGAATGCCATTATGTTGTTTGCCATCTTTGGCGAAATTACTCTCATGATCTTGCTCTCTGTTTGATTGCTTCGATAGCTTCTGATTCATCCTCGAAGCGGTTTGTGTTGACGTACCTGTTGTACTTGCGGCTCCACACGTACACTAGGAAGAAGTTCTTGATGTTATCGTAGAACGGTCTCTTGTTCTTCATTGTACTACGAACCTGACTTCAGCCCCTATGTACGAGTACACTGGGCCGTACTGGCCAGCCTCAAACTCGTCTGACTCTGGGTTGTACCACGTTACCCCCTCATTATCTCGGCGGAAAACCCCTGACCATACCGTACCGTTAAATTCCCAAATGGCCACGAACTGCCCGGACTCTGGTTCTTTTTTAAGTAATCTCATTGTTGCTCCTCTCTAGGAATTCCAGTTGTATGTCGATGCAGTGCCTAGCCTTGCGCAGGTTCTCCTCGTGGTCATCCTTGTTGCGAGTCAGGTACTTATTGACCTTGGTGTACACTGCGGCACGGATCCCGGCGTAGCCGAAGTTTGCATACGTGATCTCAAATGGCTGGAGGCCTTGATCCTTGTAGTGGCCCCCACCTACTTGCGTGTCTAGGGCACTCATTGGGCAGGGTTCTGCAATTTAAACGTCCACTGGTACGAGTGGCCATCGCTGCACACATAGAATCTCTTGACCCCGGTTATGTACCCTTGTTGGTTTGTGATTAGACGTTGGTGTGTCGCGGGTTTTTCACACTGGACTCCCTCAGGCCATGGCGTTTGTTTGCCACTGTTAGCCTGAGCTGGTGTTGGGATAAATAGCGCCATCCACAGAGCGATTACGATTATTGTCGCAACACTCATTGCAATAGAAAGCACCGTATCTTCGTGAAATAAGGTGTCCTGTAACGTTCTCATTCGCATTCTTTTTTACCTGTTTCAATATCATAGTAGCAAGCCGTTGGTTCTTCCTTAGGCTTCTCTACTTCGTTTAATATGCCGTAGCGCTTCCCAGCGGCACGGAATGTAGTGCAACCTTTGCATCCTTCTTTCCATGCTCTCATGTAGATACCTTGGAACTCGTCCCAAGTAACGTTCTCTCCAACATTGAGAGTCTTGCTGACAGCCGAGTCAGTCCACGTGTTCGCGGCTATGAGTACGTCTAGATGCTCATCGACAGTACACTCGTTGGCTGTCTTGCCTTTGACACCGAACTCCCGCAGCCCGTAGTCCTGCACGATCATCTTCACTGGGCCATCTTCCATCTGCACAGTGCGTTCGTACTCGTGGCTGAATACCGGCTCTATCCCTGAGCTAACGTTGTCAGCGGTGAAGCTAATAGTTCCTGTTGGGGCAATACTCGTGAGGTGAGAGTTACGGAGACCGCATTCGGAAATGAGGGCTCTGACGTCAGCATCGAGGTGTTGAAACATGTAGCCTCTACCCCATTGATCGGCGTCGTATAGAGGAAAAGATCCTTTCTCATTTGCGATAATTGCTGAAGAACGATATAGTTCGTTCGCAAGGACTTTAGTAACTTTGTCAAGAAACCTGAGGAATGGCTTACTACCGTAAGTGTGACCGAGTGCTTCCCCTGCATTAGCCACGCCTGTAACGCCAATACCCATTCTACGCTTAGACAGTGCCTCGGACTCCTGTGCAGCAAGAGGGTAGTTCGTTCTGTCGATAACATTGTCCATTGATCGGTGTACGATAGGGATGTCTTGCCTAAAAAGTTTCCAGTTGAATTTTCCATTGTTTACGTATTTAACCAAATTAAAAGAACCAAGAAGACAAGCCCCATTAGGTGGTAGAGGCTGTTCTCCACACGGATTCGTAGCAGCGATGGTCTCACAATACCTGAGGTTGTTTCGTTCGTTGATTCTGTCCAAGAAAAGGATTCCGGGTTCTGCCCAGTCCCACGTGGCGCGCATGATCTTCTCCCACAGGTACCGCGCGTTAACACGCTTAAATACCCTTCCTCCGAACCTAAGGTCGAAGGTGGTGTCTGCCTGCACTGCTCCCATGAATTCATCAGTTACTCCCACTGAGATGTTGAACTGCGTCAGCTCTGTTTCATTGGCTTTAGCCTCGATGAATTCTTCAATATCTGGGTGGTCGACGCGAAGTACACCCATCTGTGCGCCCCTCCGGTTACCCGCAGAACTGACAGTCTTGCACACTGCGTTATGGATTTGCATAAAGGACACCGGCCCCGAAGACCTTGAGTTAAGGGACACGATGTTATCTCCCCTTGGTCTGATCGTACTGAAGTCATATCCTATCCCTCCTCCACGACGCATAGTCAGCGCACCATTGGTTGCTGATTCCATTATTCCTTCCATGCTATCTTCGATCGTATCAGACACGAAGCAATTGAAGGCTGTGGTGCTTCTTGGGCTACCGATATCTGACTGCACTCTCCCCGCAGGGAGGAAACGCATAGGCAGTAGTATGTTACGGAAGTCCTCAAAGTGCTCGTGGTCGTCCGACAAGGTCTGTGCCTGACGGCTACACGCCTCTCGGAAGGTCTCACCCTCACCTCGGTACTTCAGCGAGTGCAGCTGCTCCGACGACGGTATCGTTGGGCCATATTCTTCTGCGGCACTCATAGCCAATTCTCCAGTAAATATTTGAGGCTCAACTCCATGATATCGTAGTTACCATCCTTAACTTCGTGCTTATAGATGCAGCCACGCCAGTGCTCGTTGCCTTGGTAGCCCTTATAGTGCTCGTCATGGGAATAGAAACTACCCACCACAAGCGCCCTGTGTGCCTCACCATTGGACAAGTACCTTTCAGCCTGATCTTTGCCTTGCTGATGCCCCATCGTGAAGCTGAACCCTATATTCTTCAGCCTCGTGCTGCACATACCACCGTAGGGACGGCCAGTATTCGGGTTATAGAAGTAATGGGCGTATGAAACGCCGTCTAGGACGACTGGTTCGAGGAAATCGTGTACTTTCCACCCTTTCAGGTCAAAGTCTTGATATCCTATGTGCCCTGCAAGTTCTGGGTGAACGTTGGCGTACCGCATGATCCTCTCTTCATGGTTACCCATAAGGAAGTGCATGTCCGGTTTGTATATTTTCTTACCATTTTTGCGCTGCCGCTCTTGCAGCTTACGTATCGGTGCCAGAAGCTTCTGCATGGCATTGTTACCTGCGGTGATATCCTCGTGGTATCGCACGCCTTCAGCGCGCTTGGTGCCCTTGTCGTATGAGGATAGGGACGCCATGTCCCAGTGATCCCCAAGGTCAATGATTCGATCCGGCCTCTTGGCGACAATGTAATTGCCTGCCGCCGTGAGGTGGTCGGTGTTAACTCCCGGCTTCACTTGGGTGTCCGGTATTATAAAGTGCTCCACTAGTCCTCCAACCAGTTGTATTGTTGGTCAATTTCTATCCCCGGGCCTTCCTCGATCGCATAATTGATGGCCGCTATGATTGCGTCCTCATCCTCCTCACACTCACACTCAATCGTGTACGATATTTCGAATCTCATTTAGTTACTCTCCTTACTACTCCGTTAAACAGATGGTCGTGGAATTGCTTTGGCACATGTACCTCAAGCCATGCCCTCGAAGATTTCAGGCCTTTCTCCCGAGCCTCCTTGAGGGCTGACAGAAACCATGTCTCGATCCTAGTTCCCTTCAGGGACAAGATCACCACATTCGATTTGCTCACTAGGCACCTCCTCCCACACCGCGTTGTTGATCGCTTCATCTAGAATCTCGTACGATCCGTCAGCTGATTCCTCTGTCGAGATATCATCTAGGACTGCTCGAGCCTCCAGTATGGATAACTTAACCCACCACATCAGCTAATCAACTCTGCGACTTTGTCGCGTACTCGCTGGGCACGTGTAACCTCGTGGATAGCCTCTTCTCGTTTCACTGTGTACTCGTGGATCTTTTCGTCGGCCACACTTGCCTCCTGAAGCTGGAGGTGGACTACCTGAGCGAGGTCGTCTACGATCTTATCCAGACGGCCGATAGCCCCGTCTACAGTCTTACTTCGAAATAAATCGAAAAACATTTTATACTCCTTCTTGTGGTTTACAGGTTAATTTGTAATTGTCGGCTATCCCTTCTTCTACTAGGGCACTGTGCATTCTCTTGAGGGTGTTCAGGCAGTGCTCTTTGTTTAACAAAGGATCTTGGTACTTGTCGTACACAGCGGATATCTCTATTGTTTGACTCACTGATATAACCCGAAACACATACCCATGTCCATCTGCGGACGCTGTACTAACGCCTAAAGCGAGTAGCATAGCTAGTATAGTCTTTTTCATCGTCTTCCCCATTCTAGTGGGATGTCGCCTACCGCGGCGTTTATCCCGTTAAGTTCACACCATCTGGTGTAGCTCATTGACTTTTTCTTCGTCAAGTAGTTGTCCCGCATGAACACCATACGGACGTCATGCTCCGACTGAGTACAGACAGCCTTCATTTTCTTTCTTGATGGCTGGTCGAATCTCCCTTTGGTCTCCGCAAAAATCCCAGTGACTGGAAAATAGAAGTCAGGAGTGTACAGCCGCGCGCTAACACAATCAGAACTACCGCAGGTATTACATATAGCATTGTATACCTCAGCGTTGTAGCTGATCTGCTCCGACTCATAAGTGAAGTATATCTCGTTCTCAGCCAACCGGTTCGCTTGGTCAAGTTCGTACTGACTACGCATGACCCAATGATCCTCGGCCGCAGCAAGCCAATTCCGTAGATAACTTGGCACCTTGAATTTGAACTCACGTTTACGCCTCGGGTACTTC